CACGCGTATATATGGTACAGCTACCGACCCGGTAGGGTTCAATTATATTCCATTGCCTTATGCTAGTTCTACTTTGGCTAATAATATACAATTGGCTGTAAATGCTACCAATGTAACAATAACAACAGATTTTAACTGGTCGGCATATACATTAACATATGTAATCTTAGAATATATAAAAGAATAGGAGGTAGACATGGGAAACGGTGGTAAAAAGAAAAAAGTAAAAAAAACTAAAAAGTGAAACCATCATCTGCAAAAGCCAAAGGGAGAGCTTTGCAACAATGGGTGGTAGATAAACTTGTTGAACTACTAGGATTTGATCCAGAAGATTTAGAATCAAGACCAATGGGTTCTAATGGTGAAGATATCATCATGGGCGTGCAATCTCGCAAACAATTTCCATATTCAGTAGAGTGTAAAAACCAAGAAGCTGTGAATGTGTGGAAAGCTTATGAACAATCACAAGAAAATTGTAAAGATTACGAACCTTTGGTTATAATTAAAAGAAACAGAACAAAACCATTGGCATTGGTAGATGCTGAGTATTTTTTAAAACTACATAAAAAAGATGATTGATAAACTAATAGGACCAGTAGGTGACATTGTTAGCAAGCTAGTGCCAGATAAAGACTTACAAGCAAAACTAAACCATGAACTTAAAACAGAATTACATAAAGCGAATATGGCGCAGATTGAAATCAACAAGATTGAAGCTGGACATAAATCCTTATTCGTTGCGGGCTGGAGGCCCTTTGTGGGGTGGACTTGCGGTATTGCCATGCTGTACCACTTTTTATTACAGCCTATTATTATATTTGGACTATCAGCAGCTGGACTATCATTTGACTTACCAACTTTTGACATGGGTTCGTTAATGACTGTATTAATGGGTATGCTAGGTCTTGGTGGACTTAGAACATTTGAAAAAACTAAAGGAGTTACAAAATGAGTTGGAAGAACTTTGTACTAGAAGAATTTGCTTGTAAGCATTGCGGTGAAAACAAAATAGAGCATGAGCTTGTTGATAAACTACAAGAACTAAGAACAGAGCTAGGATTTCCATTTAAAATAACATCTGGTTATAGAAGCGCAGACCATCCTATTGAGGCAAGAAAATCTAAACCAGGAACACACGCGCTTGGCTTGGCAGCAGATATAGGGGTTAGAGGTGAGCAAGCATTAGAAATAATATCTAAAGCTAGAGACTTTGGATTTACTGGTATTGGTGTAAACCAAAAAGGTGGTGCAAGATTTATACATCTTGATATATCTAAAGATTCACAGGGTAGACCTAGACCACATATTTGGAGTTATTGATGGATCCATTAACGTATTGGAATATTATTATCACTTTAGTAATTGCTCCAATCATTCATGGGATTAGAACTAACGCGACAGAATTAAAAAGAGTTGATATACTACTCAATAAGACTCGCGAAGAAGTTGCAAAAGATTATGTAACTAAAGTTGAACTAACAATTAGTATAGATAGAGTTATAGATCGTTTAGATAAGCTAGACGAAAAAATGGATAAATTAATTACAGGTTAATATGAGCAAAGGTGCTTTTCAAACAAGACTAGGTCAAATGGGAGAAATCCCTAACTTTCAACAAACTCCTCCAATGGCATACTCTGGTAATTATTTTATGCCACCAAAGCCAAACTATTTACCAATAGAAAAACAGTCAATGGCTAGAGTACAACAACCCATGTCTATACAACAGCCTATTGCAAACATTATGGCAGAAGGCAGTATGCAACAGCCAATGGCTCAACAACCCTCGTTCCAACAGCAAGTGCCTTCATTGTTAAGTCCACCAGAAATACCAAGACAGCCAATACAAACACAACCACAGTCTTTATTACAAACACCTGGTATTGGTATAGAGAAGCCAACGCAATATGATAGGGCATCTTCAAGAATATCTTTACCACCAATTAACTCATATAGATAATGTCAGTAACACACGAAGAAGCTGTAAAAGCTGAACAAGCACGATTATTACTTGAGTCAGATGTTTTTAAAGAAGCAACTGAAAATCTTAAAAACGAATACATCACTCACTGGTTAAACTCCAGAGACATTGGTGATGTCAACATAAGAGAAGACTTACACAGGTCTTTATTACTACTACCAGAGGTTGAAAGACATCTGCGTATCATGGCAGAGAAAGGAAAGCTTACAAAAGCGAACATCAACAAAATTAGAAATATTGGTTAATACTTTCCTTTTTACACATTCTTGATATAAAATACTTATAAATACATATAAGGAGTATTTATGAGCAATAACGGAAAACCGACTGCTTTACAAAGCGACACAGATTTAGCTGCGTCCGCGTTTGCAAGCATATTAGCACCTGAAGAGGATAATGTTAAAGATGCAGTCGAAGAACAGGATGTAGTAGAAGAAGAGGTCATTGAAGATGATTCTGAGTTTGTTGAAGATGAAATAGATCAAGAAATTATAGATGAGTTGGAAGATGACGAAGAAGTTGAAGAAGAACAAACAGACGTTGAAGAGGAAGCTCCGCAACTTCAAAAATTTACTGTAAAGGTAGATGGCCAAGAGGTAGAAGTCACGCAAGAGGAACTCATCAATGGATATTCTCGTCAGCAAGATTATACGCGTAAAACTCAAGAACTCTCTCAACAGCGTAAAACTATTGAGCAGCAGCAAGCAGAGTTAGAGCAAAGAGATGCGATCTATTCGCAGTTATTACCGAAAATGGAAGCCCAATTAAAGGGTGTTTTAGGTGAAGAGCCAGACTGGCAACGCATTATATGAAGATGATCCAGTTGGTTATGTAAGAGAAAAACAGCTTTGGGATGAACAAAAGCAAAAGCTAGAAGCTGTCCAAGCTGAACAACAAAGACTTCAACAGGAGTCATTTGCTGAACAGCAGAAACTAATTCAACAACAAGTTGAAGAAGGACAGACTAAGTTGCTTGAGGTTATTCCAGAATGGCAGAACCAAGAGGTTGCCAGTAAAGAAAAAGCTGAAATTGCAAATTACGCAACCAATGTCTTGGGATATACCCAAGAAGAGATTAACTCTGTATATGACTGGAGAGCTTTACTTGGTTTAAGAAAAGCATGGTTAAGCGATAAAATCGCTGAAACTGTTAAGAAGAAACCAACACAAAAAGCACCAGCTAGAGTTGCAAGACCTGGTACTACAAATAAACGAAAAACGGTAAGCTCCTGCTAAGAAAGCAAAACAAAGATTAGCTAAGTCAGGCAAGGTGCAAGACGCAGCTAAAGTTTTTGAACAATTAATATAAATTTTAAAATAGGAAAATATCATGGCTCAAATAAATAATGTCTTTGATACATACGATGCGCAGGCTGATAGAGAACAATTAAGCAATGTTATCTATAACATTTCTCCAACAGCAACGCCTTTTATGTCATCAATCGGTAAAAACTCAATTAAGAACGTAGTTTTTGATTGGCAAACAGAAGCTCTACCAACAGTAGATGCAACTGGTGAAATTGAAGGATTCAGATTAGACGGTTCTACATCTGCTTCTACTGCAACAGTAAGAAAAACTAATGTTGCAATGATTTCAAAAAGAGATGCAACAGTATCAGGTTCTCAAGAATCAAGTGATCCTGCTGGTAAAAGATCAGAAATGGCACACCAATTAGCTATTATGGCTAAAGCTTTGAAAAGAGATATGGAAACAGCTCTTTGTCAAAAAGGTGCTAGAACAACTGGTAGTAACACACAGGCTAGGGTAACTGGTGGTTTTGAATCTTGGATGACTTCAAACGTATCAAGAGGAACTGGCGGTGCAAGTGGTGGAGACGGTGTTGCTCCAACTGACGCAGCAACTGGTGACAGAAGAGCTTTAACTGAACCTTTATTAAAGTCAGTTTTACAATCTTGCTTCCAAAACGGTGGTGAGCCTTCACTAGCGATTTGTGGTCCAGTTAATAAACAAGTTATTTCTGGTTTCACAGGTAGAAGTTCAGCTAGACAAATGATTGATGCAAACACAGTAGAGGCTTCTGTTTCTATTTACGCATCAGACTTTGGCGAGCTAAAAATCGTACCATCTAACTTCAGTAGAGATAGATCACTATTATTAGTAGATCCAGACTATGCAAAAGTATCTTACCTAAGAGACTTTAAAACAGTTGATATCGCTACAGTAGGGGATGCAGTAACAAAAATGTTGCTTGTTGAGTATGGTTTAGAAGTAGGTAACGAAGCTGCACACGGCATCGTTGCTGACTTAACTACTTAATATAGTTAGTCAATAACTTTAAGGGATGTTTCGGCATCCCTTTTTTTTGTGCTAAAATTAAGCATGGCAAAAACCACAGTAATAGATCATAAAAAAAACTTTAAATCTGTATTTGCAACAGAGGATAATAAGTTTATATACCATACCAAACAGGATGTTAATCCTACTTTGGAATATGTAAAACAATTGTCTGAACAGACACCAGGTAAAGATCTTAGGCATATAGCAGAAGTTCCAATGATTGTATATCAAAGAGCTGTTAGAGAAGGATGGGCGCAAGATTCTGCAAAATGGAAAGATTGGTTAAACCATTCAGATAACAAACCATTCAGAACATGGAAAGGTAAAGTATGACATACAACGAGCTAAAAACTAATATTGCTAATTTCTTAAACAGATCTGATTTGACCAACCAATTAGATTTTTTTATTGATGCAACAGAGGCAGAGTTTAATAGAAGATTAAGAAATAAAGACATGGTAAAGCGTGCAACTGCTACAGCAGACGCTCAATACATGAGCTTACCAACAGATTGGTTAGAAGCTATTAATGTAGAAATAACATCAAACGACTTTAGACCATTGTTTCAACAGTCTTTAGAATCACTAGATGTGTATAGAAAAGCTAATAACAATGTTACTGGTCAACCAATTTATTATGCGATTGTAGATAATTCATTAGAGTTAGCACCTACCCCTGATGCAAGTTATACGCTACAATTAACATACTATGGCACTATAGATGCTTTAAGCAGTTCTAATACAACGAACTTTATATCCACAGGATATCCAGATGCTTACTTATATGGTGCTTTAAAACATGCTTCTATCTATCTAATGGAAGATGAAAGAGTGCCGTTATTTACAGCACAATTTGAAAAAGCATTAGAAGAGATGAGAATGGAACAAGAGAAAGCAGAATTTGGCAAAGGCTCTCTAATGCAAAGAAGAAGAACTTATGGCAAGTCTGGTAAAAACATTTATTATTGGAATAATAATTAGGAGACAATATGGCTGGATTTAGTGATTACTTAGAAGATAAAGTATTAGACCATGTATTTGGTGGTAATGCTTATACAGCACCAGGAACATTGTATGTTGCTTTATATACTGTAGCACCTACAGATACAGGTGGTGGTACCGAAGTAACTGGCGGATCATACGCAAGACAATCAGGAGCATTTACTGTTTCTGGTACAAACCCTACAACAGCTACTAATTCAGCTGCAATAGAATATCCAACAGCTACAGCAGACTATGGTACAGTCGTTGCAGTAGGTATATTTGATGCTTCATCAAGTGGTAATCTAATGGCTTATGCAAACTTAACAGCTTCTAAAACTGTAAGCACAGGTGATGTATTCAGATTTGATGCTGGTGATTTAGATATAACATTAGCTTAATACCATGGCCTCAATAGGCTACGGTCAATATACTTACGGGAAGGCTGATTACGGCACTCCCGTTTATCATTTTGGCGCAGCCACAATAGCACAAACATCATCTGCAACAGCAGATGGTAGATTTGTTATTCTTGCTAGTTCAACCATAGCAGCAGTTTCTGACACTACCGCAACAGGTAGATTTGTTATTCTAGGTGCATCAACCATTGCTGCAACCTCTGGATTTACCGCAGAAAGCTCACTAATACATGATGGCGTAGCTACAATAGCTGCAACTTCTAGTGCTTCAGCGGTTGGTACACAAATAGATTTAGGATCTGCAACTATAGCTGCAAGTTCTAGTATGACAGCTACAGGTCATCAAATAGACCGTGGTGTGGTCTTTGGACCAGCAGTATCAGACATGACTGCTACTGGTAGATTTACTGTGGTGGGCGAAGGTACATGCGCTGAAACAAGCGGATTTATTGCAGAGGGCGGTATAGTATACAGAGGCGCATCTGTAATTGCACAAACAAGTGGATTTAATGCTATTGGTGGTCTAAAATGGGAAGATATTATTGTTCCTGGTGAGACTTGGACCGATCAGATAGTAACAGATGAAACATGGACCGACCAAGTAAATCCAGATACATCATGGACAACATTAGGCGAACAAGACGCAGCTTAAAGGATAAAATTTTATGGCAGATACATTTACAACAAATTTAAACTTAACTAAACCAGAAGTAGGAGCATCTACAGATACTTGGGGAACAAAGCTAAACGCTGACCTTGATACTGTTGATGGTTTATTTAGCGCTACTGGTACTTCAGTAGCTATGAACTTAGACGGAGCAGTTATAGATAGCTCTGTCATTGGTGGTACTACAGCAGCCGCAGGATCATTCACAACTTTATCAGCAAGTACATCTATTACAGGTACATTAGCTACAGCAGCACAACCTAATATTACAAGTCTTGGCACTCTTACAGCTCTTACAGGCGGAACAGGAGATTTAAATTGGGATAGTGGAACACTGTTTGTAGATTCTTCAGCTAATTCTGTTGGAATTGGAACGACCACACCTTCTAATTACAGTAGTGCAGCAAATAATTTAGTTATAGCTGGTTCTGGTCAAAAAGGAATGACTATTGCCACTACAGATGGCAGTCAAACAAGTATTTTCTTTGCTGATTCAGATAGTGGTACTGGTGAATATGCAGGAGCTATTAATTATTTTCATAATGATGACCATCTAGAATTTTATACCGCTTCAGCAGAAAAAGTCCGCATAGATAGCTCAGGCAACGTTGGAATTGGAGTTACACCAACATCTAAACTTCATGTAGTAGGCTCAGAAGTCTTATTTGATAATACAGGTGGAGACTTTACTCTTAAACTAAATACAAATGCAGTAGGTGATAAGAACGAAATTATTATGGGAGATACTGCAACACCATTAGCTAAGTTTGGTGTTGGTGGTACTGCTAATGACATTATTACAGGTTCAGATGGTCAAGACTTCAATATAGGCACAGCAGGTGGTGGTAGAGCTATAAACTTCTCTACAGATAACTTTGCTAGTGTTGAAATGAAGCTAGATGGTGGAAATGTTGGAATTGGAACGAGTAGTCCTACTGCAAAGTTAGAAGTAAATGGTGGTGATGGTTATTTTTATAATACAGCATCTTATGGTGGTATTCGTATTGGTTTTAATGGCACTGGAACAAATTACTGGGATATTAAAAGAGAAAATGTGTCTACAGGTAGACTGGCTTTTTTTAGTGGTACATCTGAGAGAATGGCTATTACGCCAGATGGCAACTTGTTGGTGGGGACTACTGATACAACTTTATATAATGATAGTTCTGATGAATATGGAATAGTATTTGAGCCTACAGGAGAATCTCAATTTTCTGCAAACAACAGAACTTTAATGTATCTCAACAGACAAAATGGCGATGGAACTATTGTAGATTTCCGCAAAGACGGCACACCAGTTGGAAGTATTGGTGTGCTTACTACTAATGCTTATTTTGCTGAATTTTTGGGAATCACGACACGCAGTGTTTCGCAACGAATC